GCCTCTAAGTAAAGTAGCCTCCTGGGAACACTGCGCTAACGCGGTTGCCCTCCTTACTTCCTTTCGGAAGTAGCGGGGTGTTCTTAATCCTGAGAATACCCTTTTCAACCTTCCGGCGGAATGACCGTCGCCGGATTACATTGGAGTCACTATGTCGCAAATCGCGAATATCACCGTCTTTGACGGTGCTGCTACCCCTGTTTCTCACACTTTGGTTGCCGTCTCTGTTACCCGTGAAAAAGGTAAAGTTACGGCTCTCTGGCGTGAGAGCCTGGGCTCACTACCTGTTTACGCACAAATCTACGTCACGATGTCTATCGAGATGTTGAAGTCGGGCGTTTACAAAGTAGAGCAGCGGACAGTCGTTCCTGTGATGGAAGCTATCCTCAATCAAAATGCTGCTGGTTACACCGCTGCCCCTAAGGTAGCGTATGAAAATACAGTCATCACGACTGGTTATTTCCATCAGCGTTCTGATATCGCTGGTCGTCGCCTCGTCCGGCAACTGGCCGTAAACATTGACGGTAACATTTCAACAACTGTTACCCCAGTGGCTACCGGCCCTTTGCCAGAACTCTTCGATCAACTGGTGGCGCCTACTTAAGTGTAAGCTCCTCCCGGCTTTCTAGGATGCTATCCTATCTTGCCGGCCATTTGATTTATACCCATACTCTTTTGGAGTTAAAATGCGCGTTTTTACACGCTGGGACGAAGTTTCGACGTCCAACGAAACTAATGAGCTCCTATCACAGCTCGCCCTACTGCAGTGTACACGGATCTACGATCCTTGTACTCGGGAACTCTTTATTGAGAAGGTTACCCTTCTCGACTTCGAGTTCCTGTGCAGCTATGATCCCGACTATACAGCTCTCTCTGTCGGTGATGCTTTATGCGTACGCCAGATTCTTGCTTTCTATAGCAAGCGTTCTGATGTGGCGCTTAAAGTTAACCGCAGGGAGGTGGCTGTTCGGAAATTCATAGAATCCGAAGCTTTATGCAAGTTGACGAATGAGTGCTTCAGAAGCAGATCCGAAGGGAATTTTTCTTTCCTCTCCGGCGTTGAGCCATCTTTACATTTGGCACAGCGGAAAATCTCTGCTATCTTAGGTCCTCTGCCGTCCCTTTCTGACCTAAAAATCAGATTCGGTCCCGGGGCTACGACGCAAGTCAAAAAAACAAAAGCTCACCCTCGACGCAAGTTGAGTGTAGAGTTAGCCTGTAGTGAAGACATGGTACCGTTTCTAAGCGAGTGTCTCGAGGAGCTACCCTTATGGGTATCGACTTATGACACTAGCCCTGACTCTGATACCGTGAAAGTTCCAGTTGTAGTCCACACTGGTAAACTTGTCTTCGTCCCGAAGTCCTCTAAGACGGATAGGCCTGTGGTTGTCGAACCTTCCTTAAACACTATGTTTCAGGCTGGTATCGGCGATCACATTGCTAGACGTCTTCGGACTCGAGGGATAGATATTCGCGATCAATCCCGCAATCAGCGGTTAGCTCGTGAAGGTTCTATCACCGGGAGCCTTGCAACTCTCGACCTCAGTTCTGCATCTGATACCATTTCTAAGGAGTTGGTCTTCGACCTTCTTCCTTTTGATTGGGCTGAGTTTCTTTCTCGTTTTCGGACGAGCGAGGTCTCTTATCAGAATGTCAGATTGCGCATGGAGAAGTTCTCAAGTATGGGAAATGGTTATACCTTCCCCCTCGAGACTCTGATTTTTTACGCGCTGGCTTGCGCCTGCGTGGACGAATCAGATGAGCATATTGTTTCGGTGTATGGCGACGATATCATCGTCCCATCCTACGCTTACGATAAGCTTACTTTTCTCCTTCGTGTTGTGGGTTTCGTCCCCAACGCAGCAAAGTCTTTTTCGAGTGGCCCTTTTAGGGAGTCATGCGGACACGACTACATTCGGGGCATCAATATACGGCCTTGCTATGTCAAGTGTCCTTTAGCTGGCTACGACATCTTTCGGG